GTTCATTATGATGGTTATTCAAATCAACAACATTTTTGGTTTGATGATATGTATAAAGAAGCAGATAGAACCATCAATGTACAAGAGGCAAAAGACCTAATTACCTTTGCAAATTCAGCACCTGCACCTTTAAATATGGCTAAGTGTGAAAATAAAGGCGCTGTGAATTTCAATTCAGAATATATATGGATAACCACTAATATATCTCCTAATGGCATTGCCTCCTGTGAGTTTGATGTTGGTCTGAGATGCTCTGATGCTTTTAAGCGTAGAATTGATTTCTCTCTTGTGAAAGACACCAAATTCGTTCGCCCAAATAAGATAGAAGATGAAGTTTTTACTATTGAAGTGTGTCTTGATAGACCTGATCTTGTGGGAGAGCATGTCACAGTCAAGAGACTTGCTGAAATCATTTACGACTATCGTAAAGCGCGTGTTGCTGCCCATTTGGCTGATGAGTATACACCTGATAAAATGAAGGAAATATATGGTGATCGAGTTAGACCAGAATTTAACTGGAAACAAAGTGTTGCTGATTTTGATGATGTTATTAAAAGAAAGTGTCGCGATAATGATAACCTTCGTTATTTGTTCTATGGTTTGGTTGGGTTTGCTTCTGTTATGTCTGTTGGTTTTGGAGTTAAAACATTATATGATACTATGTTTGGTGAATGTGTTCAAACTGAATCTGGTGAGGATTACATTTATGATAAGAAATATAAACCCAAAATGATTTCAAATGCTAAACGAGAACGCATTAAAAAGAAGAAGTTTAGAAAAACTGTTGTCCAAACACAATCATCAACTAACAATTTTACAAAAGCATGTCTAGCTTTAGCAAAATGTATTGTTCGTGTCGAGATATATAAACTTTCAGGTGAGATGATCGGTTTTTCACATGGATTCCATATTAAAGATGGTTTCATTAATTGTACCTCACATGGTGTGATTCGCTTCATTGGCCAGCCCGTTAAGATTCGGGTTGCCTGGATGGGTGGTTCACAAGAGTTAGACTCTAGTTCACCTATCCGACAAGCTGATGGCGAGGATTGGGCAGTTATAGAACTTCCAAATAAGGGTATGTTGCCCCGAAGCGCATATAATTATTTTGCCAAAGTTGATAAAACTGAGGAATTAACACCAGGACGATGTATATCATTGATTAGATTGACGGATGAAGGATCAGCAGATGTTTACCCAATGCATGCAGCTAGTGTAGAGGGAGAAGTTAGGTATACTGACAAAGTGACGAAGGATGTTTACATTTTAGAGCGTGTTATATCTTACTTTGAACCTACTGAATTGGGTTTTTCTGGATGCCCTGTTGTTATACAAGGTGAAAACGGTTTTCCAATTATTATTGGTATGCATGTTGGTAGATGTTCTCGTAAAAAGACTCAAGAGGAGTTTGGTATGGCTATACCAATTGCTATTGAAAATCTTGATATTATCTTGAAGGAAGATGATGTGACTACTGAGGGTTGGGTTAGTAATTTCCCATTGGAAGTTGATCATTACGTCTCTAACGAGAAAGCACATGTTCTGATTAGGAAAAATACTATCCGAGGTACATGTCTTATGGCATGGAACAACCCTCCTACGCGTATTCCTGCTAAAATGCGACCTTTTGAGAAGAATGGACAAATTATCGATCCCCTAACACTTGGGTTAGCCAAGTTTAAACAAAATGTGCGTAAAAGACAAGAAATGCCTGAAGATATGTTTGACTGGTTTTTGCGCATTTATCGTCCACAAGGAGCCAGAGTGTTAACTTTAGATGAAGCCTTGAATGGATATGATGGTGTTCCATCTATCGAATTAAAGACTTCTGCTGGTTATCCTTTTAATAAGGAAACTACAACTGGAAAAGAACCTTTTATCATTAGAGTTGGTGATCGTCTAGAATACCAAGCTGCATTTTTAGCATTTTTACTCGTGTGTCTTGACAAAGTTAAGAAAGGAGAGGACATTGAAGTTTGGTTTGCAGACATGCTCAAAGTTGAGTTACGACCAGAAGCTAAGGCGAATGATGGTAAAACTAGAATTTTCTCTGCTTGTCCTTTACACTACTTGATACTAATGAGAATGTATTTTCTAGAGTTTGCAGTTTTCATTCAAAGTAAAGCAGCAACACATCCCATTAATGTTGGTTTAAATGTGCATTCTATTGAGTGGTCTATTTTGTATAAACGTTTGGCTCGTGTTTCTACATCGCTTGTTACTGGTGACTTTACCAATTTTGACGCTTCTATTCCTCCAGAACTTATTGAAGCTTTTTGTGAGGTTGTTAATAGGTGGTATAATGACTCAGAGGAGAATAGGCGTATTAGGCGAGAACTTATTAAATATATTGTAAACTCAACACATATTGTTTATGATATTGTTTTTAAAGTTACTCATGGCAACCCATCTGGCCAACCATTCACTTCTATTATGAATTCGGTGATATCGATGTTTATTTGGTATATTATTTTCACTCGTGATTTAAATCTTACGACTGAGGAATTTGATTTAGCTGTGTATGGTGATGATTCACTCTTAGCTTTGCTAGTTGAGAATTTGTGTTGGATGGATCTAGCCCCTTATGTTAAGGATAGATTTGATATGGTTTTCACACATGGTTCTAAAGTTGACAAAAGAATTTATGACTCTTTTGAAACTGCGACTTACCTTAGCAGATCCTTTG